ACAACTATTGATTGGAAGAATACAGGAGACAATAGTTATGACGGTGAAAAACTAGCTTTATTAGTACATGATGAAGCTGGTAAATGGGAGAGACCTGAGAATATCCTAAATAATTGGAGGGTTACAAAGACATGTTTAAGATTAGGTAGTAGAATTATTGGTAAATGTATGATGGGATCAACCTCAAATGCATTAGAAAAAGGTGGGGAAAACTTTAAAAAACTATACAATGCTTCAGACGTCACAAAACGAAATAGAAATGGTCAAACAAAATCTGGTTTATACTCTTTGTTTGTCCCAATGGAATGGAACTACGAAGGATTTATTGATGAGCACGGAATTCCAGTTTTCACTACTCCTGATGTCGACATCTTCGACCCAAGTGGTGAATTAATAGACGTAGGTGTAATAGATAACTGGCAGAATGAAGTTGATGGTTTAAAAGGAGATGCCGATGCTTTAAATGAATTCTACCGACAATTTCCAAGAACTACAGAGCACGCCTTTAGAGATGAGAGTAAAAATTCCATTTTTAACCTAGTTAAAATATACGAGCAGATAGACTACAACGAAGAGATGGTGAGAACACTAGGCGTTACTCAAGGTAATTTTCAATGGGCAAATGGAGTTAAGGATTCTCAAGTGATATTTTATCCAGATAGGAAAGGAAGATTTAAAGTAAGCTGGATTCCACCTCAACAAATACAAAACAAAGTTGTTCTAAAAAATGGTATTAAATGGCCAGGTAACGAACACATGGGTGCGTTCGGATGTGATAGTTACGATATATCAGGAACAGTTGATGGAGAAGGTTCAAAAGGCGCCTTACACGGTTTAACTAAGTTTAGCATGGAAGACGCTCCGGCTAATAGTTTCTTTTTAGAATACTTATCAAGACCGCCAACTGCAGAGATGTTCTTTGAAGATATGTTGATGGCTATAGTGTTTTATGGGATGCCAATACTTGCGGAGAATAACAAACCTAGATTACTTTATTATCTTAGAAGAAGAGGTTATAGAGGGTTTAGCATGAATAGACCGGACAAAATATGGAACAAGTTGTCTGTAGCGGAAAAAGAAGTTGGAGGCATACCAAACTCTAGTGAGGATATAAAGCAAGCTCATGCTGCAGCAATTGAGATGTATATACAAGATCACGTAGGAATGAAGCAAGATGGAACTTTTGGAGATTTATATTTTAATACTTTACTAAACGATTGGAGTAGATTTGATATAAACAAAAGAACAAAGTTTGACGCATCAATAAGTTCTGGTTTAGCTATAATGGCTAACAACAGGCACTTATACGCTCCAAATGCAAAGGTTGAAAAACCTAAACTAAATATAAACGTTTCCAAGTATGAAAATACTGGAAGTAATTCACAAATAATCAAATAATAATATGGCAGAGTCTGGCATGAAAAGTTATTTCCCAAGTCAAACCGTAAGTGATGCCGAAAAGCTGAGTTACGACTATGGTTTAAAAGTAGGTAAAGCAATTGAAACAGAGTGGTTCAATAATGATAGAAGTCTTAATAGATATAAATCAAATCAAAATAATTTTCATAATTTAAGATTGTACGCTAGAGGCGAACAGTCTATTCAAAAATATAAGGATGAGTTATCTATAAACGGTGATTTGTCCTATTTAAATTTAGATTGGAAGCCAATTCCAATTATATCTAAATTTGTAGATATAGTAGTTAATGGTATTGCTGAAAGAACATATGATATAAAAGCATACTCTCAAGATCCATTCGGTATTGAAAAACGCACGGAATATATGGAATCTATAATTAGAGACATGCGGGCTAAGGAGTTTAATGATGCCGCAATGAATGACTTTAATGTAGATCTTTACAAGAACAAAAAAAATGAATTACCAGAATCAGAAGAAGAGCTAGGGTTACATATGCAGTTGAATTATAAGCAAGCTGTAGAGTTAGCTGAGGAGCAAGCTTTAAGTGTTTTATTTGAAGGTAGTAATTACGAGTTAATTAAAAAAAGATTTTATTATGATCTTACTGTTCTTGGTATTGGGGCTGTTAAAACTTCTTTTAATACCTCTGAAGGCGTTGTTATAGACTACGTAGATCCGGCAAACTTAGTGTATTCATACACTGATTCTCCTTATTTTGAAGATATATATTACGTTGGAGAAGTTAAGACTATTCCGGTTAATGAGTTAGCAAAACAATTTCCTCATTTATCAGAAAGTGATCTTGAAGATATAATGAAAAATAAATCTAACAATAGATCTAACTATAACTCAACGCACTCTTACGGCAAAGAAGATAACAACACAATTCAAGTTTTGTATTTTAATTATAAAACCTATATGAACGAGGTTTATAAAGTAAAAGAAACCGGAACAGGTGCTGATAAAGTTATACCTAAGGATGATAAATTTAACCCGCCGACAGATAAAGAGGGTGGTTATTCAAAATTACAAAGATCTATAGAGTGTCTTTATGATGGCGCTATGATTCTTGGTACTGACACATTGCTTAAATGGGAAATGTCTAAAAACATGATGCGACCTAAAAGTGATTTTACTAAAGTTAAAATGAATTATGCTATTGTAGCCCCTAGGATTTATAATGGAAAAATAGACTCTTTAGTAAAAAGAATAACAGGCTTTGCTGATATGATTCAGCTCACGCATTTAAAACTTCAACAAGTAATGTCTAGGATGACTCCTGATGGTGTTTATTTAGACGCTGATGGCTTAGCTGAGATTGATCTAGGTAATGGAACAAATTATAATCCACAAGAAGCATTAAACATGTATTTCCAAACTGGTTCTGTGATAGGGAGAAGTTTCACTTCTGATGGCGATATGAATCCTGGTAAAATACCTATTCAAGAAATTACAAGCGGTAGTGGAGGAAATAAAATGCAAGCTCTTATAGGTAATTATAATTATTATCTACAAATGATAAGAGACGTAACCGGTTTAAATGAAGCTAGAGATGGTAGCATACCTGATAAGAATGCTTTGGTTGGAGTTCAAAAACTTGCTGCAGCTAACTCCAATACAGCGACTAGACATATATTACAAGCAGGTTTATTCTTAACAACAGAGACGGCTGAATGTTTGTCTTTGAGAATATCTGATATTATAGAATACTCCCCAACAAAAGACGCATTTATACAAGCTATAGGTACACATAACGTTGCTACTTTAGAAGAAATGAAAAATCTTCACTTATATGATTTTGGTATATTCTTAGAATTAACACCAGATGAAGAAGAAAAACAAATGTTAGAGAATAATATTCAAATGGCATTACAACAGCAAAATATAGAATTAGAAGATGCTATTGATTTAAGAATGATTAATAACATAAAACTTGCAAATCAACTTCTTAAAATACGCAGAAAAAAGAAACAAGAAAGAGATAGACAATTGCAATTGGAAAATATCAAAGCGCAAACAGAATCTAACACCCAAGCTACTCAAGTGGCCGCTCAAGTTGAAATGCAAAAAAATGAAGTTTTAAATGCTGGTAAAGCACAATTAGTCCAAATGGAAGCTCAAATAGAGGCTCAAAAAATGCAACAAGAAGTTCAATATAAAAAAGAATTAATGGGCTTAGAGTTCCAATACAACATGCAACTAAAGGGTATTGAAACTGATGGTGTTAAAGGTAGAGAAAAAGAAAAAGAAGATCGTAAAGATGAAAGAACAAAAATTCAAGCAACTCAACAATCTGAGTTAATTGATCAAAGAAATAGTGGAAAACCACCTAAAAACTTTGAATCCTCAGGTAATGATATACTTGATGGATCGTTTGATTTAGGTGCGTTTAACCCTAGATAATTTATTAACTATTATTATATTATATTATGGCAAAAAAGAAAAAAGAAGAAGTACTAGAGGTAGTCGAAGAAATAACACAGCAAACTCAACAAGATCCAGGTGATGAAAACGTGGTTCAAGTTGATGAAAGTAAATTTGAATCAGCTGGAGATAACGACGTTATTAAAGTTGATTTAAGTAAACCCC